GCAACCTCCAGGGGCTTGGCATGGCCGCGCTTGCCAGGCTGATGGTGGGCGACAGCGGGACCGTCACCGCGTTCCGCGACGCCAGCAACGTCATGCACAACCTGACACCGCCCCAGGTGCTCGACCTGTGGCGGAAGTCGGCGGCCTATGTCGAGCAGGTCTATCAGGCATCTTGGACGATCAAGGCGATGACGCCGATCCCGGTCGACTTCGCCGACGACAGCTATTGGCCGTGAGCGGCCGGACGATATCCCGCATCCAGAGCCCGCTTCGGCGGGCTTTTTCTTTGACCGCAACAGGAGAATGACATGACCGACCCCGTCTTCGGGATCACGGTGCGCCGCGACGCGAACGAGGCTGCCGTCCCGTCCAATGCATTGATGAGCGTGATCGGCATCTGCATGCCGTTCGACAAGGCTGATGGCGCCACGCAGGAGGATTTCGACGCGGCCTTTCCGGTCAATGCGGCGGTGCGCCTCAATTCCAATGACCACGCGAAGCTTGCGCTGGCCGACCCCGACTCGCTCTTCATCGACTCGGTCGAGGGCATCAACGCGCAGCTCGGGCCCTTTCAGGTCGCCGCGCAGATGGTCGTGACGCGGGTGGAGGAAGGCGCTACGATCGCCGCGACGATCGCTGCGATCGCGGGATCCTCTGTGGCGGGCTCCGGCATCCACACCTTCGTTGATGCCGGTCCCGATGTCGGCGTCTATCCCCGCCTCATCCTCGCGCCAGGCTACACGTCACAGCGCTTTGGCGGACTCTCGGGGTTGACGCTGGCCACGCAGGGCTCGAACATGACGGCCGCGCCGACGGTCGGCTTCACCGGCGGCGGGACCAATCCGGACAAGGTGCTCCCGACCGCCCATGCCGTCATGGGCACGGGCGGCAATGCCGGCAAGGTCGTGTCGCTCGTCATCGACGCGCCGGGCCAATACATCGACGGTCCGCTGACGGTGACCTTCACTGGCGGAGGCACCGACGGCGACAAGGTTCTGCCGACCGCGACGGCGGTCGTCGAGGACCTCGCCAATGGCGTTTGCGCCGCCCTGCCGGAAGTACTGAACAAGATCCTCGCGGTGGCGATCGTAGACGGGCCGAACGGACTGGACGAATTCACCGAGTGGCGAGAGACGCTGTCCAGCGAACGGCTTATCGCGGTGACGCCAGGCGTCAGGCGGCTGGACAGCGCCGGCGATGTCGTCGCGCGCCCCGCGGCTCCGCGTATCGCAGGAATCGCGGTGCGCCGCGACTACCAGCGCGACGGCCGCCCCTTCCGCTCCTGGGCAAATCAGCCCGTCTACGGGATCGTGGCTCCGGAACAGAACTATCGCTTCTCGATCACGGACGGGGCCACCGAGGGGCAGGAAATCCTGGCCGCTCAGGGCGGCATCATCGTGCGTGGCGAGAGCGGCGACGATTTCGCCATTGCTGATGGAGGCTTCGTCTATATCGGAACGGACAATCTCGGTTCGGAGACGATCTGGCGGCAATATCACAAGGTGCGCGGCCGAGACTTCATCGAGCTCACCTGCGTGCGCACGGTGCGCCAGTTCCTCGGCCGCTTCAACCTGACGACGCAGACGATCCAGAGCGTGGTCAACACGGTCCACGGCATTCTGGCCAAAGCCGAGGCGGAGGGCGACATCCTCGGCTTCCGCTGCCGTTTCGATCCCGAATTGAACAACGCGCCCGACCTGCGCAACGGCCACATCTACATCGACGCGCAATTCGAGGAAGCCCCGGTGTTCCGCCGCCTCACGATCACGTCGCGGCCCTATGCGCCGGCGCTCCAGGCCACCATCGACGAGCTGATCGCCCGCCAGAACCTGATCGGGTAGGCGACCCCGCCTCACGCGTCGGCGAGAGCCTGCGCATCCTGCTGCAACCCATCAAAGGACAGGTCAGATGGCCGAAAAACTCCTGCTGCTCGAACAGGTCAACCTCTTCGTCGGCGACCACGATCCGGAAGCTTCCAACCACATCAAGTTGCAGTCGCTCGGCCTGCCGACGCTGGAGCAGATCACCGTCTCGCATCTCGGCGGCGGCGCGGCCGGCGAAGTCGAGTTCGGCCTCAACGCGATCCGGCCGCTGCAACCCACCTTCAAGCTGGCCGGCTTCACCCAGGCGAGTTACCGCGCCATCGGCGTCGGCTCGAACGAGGCGACGAATTTCACCGGCTACGGCGTGCTCAAGAACAAACAGACGGGCGCGTCCTTCCAGGCGAAGACGATCATCCGCGGTATCGTCAGCCGCATCGCGCCCGATGCGTTCGACCGGGCCTCCGCGTTCGGCCACGATCATACGATCGCGGAAGTCACCCACTATGAACTCTCGGTGAACAACGAGGAGTGGTTTTATTGGGATTACTTCACCACGCGCCGCCGACAGTTCGGGATCGATGAATTGACGCGCTCGCGCGTCATGCTCGGCATAGAATGATGACGCGTGAGCCCGACGTGGAGGACCGGCTGGAAGATTATCTGACCGAGGCAGGCGCGCCCGCGCCCGCCGAGGCCGAGCGGCCGGCGGATACCGCGGCCTACCATGTCGACCCTGCCGACCTGGTTCATTGCCGGCTGCTGACGCCGATCCCGACCGATGCAGGGATGCTCGACCGGCTGACGCTGCGCCCGCCGACGCTGGGTGACCTCGACGATTGGTCGAGCGGCGAGATTTCCAGCAGTCGCGCGCTTCTCGCCCGGCTGGCCGGCGTGCCCGAGGCCTGGCTCAAGGCCCTGGTCTCGCCTGACGAGGAGCGGGTCATGGCGCGGTTCGCCATGCTGGTGCCGGCCTATGTCGTCAGCGGGAGGGATGGCTGATGGCGCGCATGTCCGCCGAACTGATGGTTCGGCTTCTCGACGGCTTCAGCGGGCCCGCGGGGCGCGTCAGAGCCGGCCTCACCGCGCTCCAGAAGGCGGAGAGGGACGTCACGCTCGCGCGCACGGGCCAAAGGCTGACGCGCATGCAGATCGCCGAGGAGAGGGTGCTGGCGGCTCAGGAGGCCGAGCGGGAAAAACGGCAGGCGCGCTTCGCCGCCTACGGCCGGACGGCCGGCATGGGCATCGCAGCGGGGGGCTACATCGCCGCGCGCGCCTGGCGAAGCTACGCCGAACTGGAGCGGACGATCGGCAGGATCGTCATTAATGCCGACAAGCCTGCCGAGGCTATCCGGCCGACGATCGCCGTTCTCGAGCAGGTGGCGGACGCGGCCAAGCTCCCCTTCAACGAGGTCGTTTCAGGGCTCGAGGCGCTTGTCGCGTCGGGGCGCACGCTTGAGGAATCTCTCGCCTTCCTGCCTGCGATTGCCGCGACCGCGCAGGCTTCCGGCTCGGCCCTGTCCGACATCGCGCTGTCGGCGGACGCGATGTCGAACGCGATGGGGATAACGGCGGGCGAGATGCAGCGGGCCTTCGACATCCTCGTCGCCGGGGGCAAGGCCGGCAAGTTCGAGTTGAAGGACATGGCGTCGGAACTCCCGTCGTTGCTGCCGGCGTTTGCCGCGCTGGGCTACAAGGGGGAAGCCGGTCTGAAGAAGATCGTGGCCATGCTGCAGGTTGTTCGAAACCAGACAGGATCGTCATCCGAGGCCGCCACAAATCTGGCGAACGTGTTCCAGAAAGCCTATTCGAACGAAGTCGCCAACAATTTCAAGAAGTTCGGCATCGACATTCGCAAGGAACTCGACAAAACGCGAAAGTCCGGCGGCGACATGATCGATACGCTCCTGCAGATGTCGAACAAGGCGTTGAAGGGCGACCTCTCGCGCCTGCCGTTGCTGTTTTCCGACGCGCAGATGCAGGCCGGCATCCGCTCGCTCATCACGCAGATACCCGAGTTGAAGAAGCAGTTCGACGATCTGGGGCTGGCTGCGGGCTCGGTCGAGCGCGACCTGAAGCAGATCACCAGCGATTCGGAAGGCGAGTGGCAGACCCTGGTCAACAACATCGGCAAGGTCGGCAAGGCGCTTGGCGACTTGACCGGCAAAGTCGCCAATCCCCTGCTCGACGGTTTCAACGCTCAGCTTTCCGACAGCATGGCGCTGCTGGAAGGCGGCAAGCGCTTGCGGGACAGCGGCCGCGACGAGGGCTCCTACATCAAGGAATTCCAGCGCCAGTATCGCAAGCAGAACCCCGACGCATGGTTCTGGGAGGTCAACGAGGCCACGAACGAAGCCTTTCGCAAGCTCGGGCGCGGCCAGATCAAGAACCTGTTCGATGCTCTCGACGCGGATATGCCGGCCTCTCGCGGCGGTCCCTTGAGCCGGGTCGGCAAGAAGCCGCACAGCAGGACGGGCCTGCCCGATGTCGGCCCCGTCCCGGCACGGGATCCTCGCACCATGACGGTGGAAGAGCGCATTACCGAAGGCTATGCCCGCAGCCGCAATCGCGCCTATGCCGCCGGTGTCAGCGAGGAGGAAGCCGCCCGTCGGCGTGCGGCGATGAGCCAGGATGAATTGCGCGCCCGGATGGAGAGTTTCGTTCCGGCCGGACGCGACTTCACGGTCGACGCGACGGAGGCAGGCTCCCAGATCGCCGACGGCGTGAAGGCTGGCGGCACCCAGGCTGCCGCCGATCTCGCCGACGGGATCAGCAGGGGCGCCACGGAGGCGGCGAGGATCCTGGTGTCCGCGATCAAGGCCGCGCTGGCTTCGGCGACGGTCAAGGTCGACGCCCGGGTGCCGGCTACGCAGACGACGACCGGGCAAAGGCTGCAGTTGCAGTCCGACGGCCAGTTCATCGACCGGTGACGCCATGCTGATGAAGATCGGGCCTGTCATCTGCGAACTGCGTTTCAACATCGACCGGGTGTCGCGGTCGGCCGCGCATGACTACGCGGTGAAGCCCGTCGTCGGGGCGATGCCGCCGCTGGAGGATGTCGGCGAGGGGGAAGACAGCCTGACGGTGTCGGGCCGGCTTCTGCCCGGAAAGCTCGGCGGGTTGACCGAACTGGAGAGCTTGCGCGGCGCGAAGGAAACGGGAACGCCGCAGTTCGTGATGCGTGGCGACGGGGTCGCGCTCGGTTTTTTCGCCATCACGGGATTGAACGAGGAGCATTCCTTCCTCGATCGGGCAGGCGTCGGGCAGGTGGTCGACCTGACCATCACCATGCGCAAGACCGGCACGCCCGCAGCAGGCGACTTCTTCGCCGGGCTGCTTTCGCTGTTTTGAGGCACGCATGGCAACCGAAATCATCACAGTCACGCGTGAGCGCACCACGCTGTCGGCGTTGCTGGCGCGGCACTATCGCCGGGTCTATCCCGGCATGGTCGGGCTCACCTATGCCTTGAACCAGGATCTCGCACGCGAAGGCGTCTTCCTGCCCGTCGGTCGAACCGTGACGGTCCTGTCGGCGGCGACGATCGCGGCCGAGCCTTCCGGATCGGCCACGGTCACCACGCTGTTCAGGGATTGAGAATGGCGCAGGCTCATTTCAGGGTCCTGGTCGGCGGACAGGACGTCACCTCGCGTTTCACCCCGAGGTTGCTGTCCGCATCGATCAGCAAGAGCTCCAAGGAAACGGCCGCCTCGGCGTCCATCGAGTTGGATGACGCCGACGGAGCGGTGCGCTGGCCTGCGACGGGTACGGCCGTGACGGTGGAGCTGGGGTGGCAGGCCGGCGCGATACGCCGTTTCGAGGGCGAGGTGGATACGGCGGCCTGGTCGATCGACCGCTCGACCGGCAGCGTCATCAGCATCACCGCCCGTTCGGTCGACCTTCGGGGCCAGGCCAAGGCGCCGCGCGACCTGCATTGGGAGGACAAGGGACTGGGCGACATCCTGAAGGATGCAGCCGGGAAGGCTGGTCTTTCCATCGAGGTGCATGGCGACCTGGCGGGGCGCAAGCTTGTCTACGAGGCGCAGGACAATGAGAGCTTCATCGCCTTCGCGGAGCGCCTGGCGCGCGAACACGGTGCCATCTTCAACGTGATGGGCCGGCGGGCCGTCTTCGTGCCCAAGAACCGCGGCATCGGGGTGACGGGCAAGCCGCTGCCGACGGTGACGGCGGCATGGGGCGTGAACCTGATCTCGGCCAGCGGCATCGTGCCGGGCAAGGACAGGCCCCGCTACGCGGTCAAGAAGGGGCGCTGGTACGACATCCAGAAGGCCAAGCTCATCATCGAGGAGGTGCGCACCGGCGAGGATGTGGAGCCGGAGGACGTGCTCCGTTTCCTCGAGCCTGACGGAGAGGCTGCCAGGACGCGCGCCGGCGCCAGCAAGGAGGATGCGGCTCGCGACAAGGGCGCCGGCGGCGTCGTGATCGACGGCGCGCCGGAAGCCGAGCCCGAGGGGACGCTCGTCCTGTCCGGATGCCGGGCGGGTGTCGACGGAGCCTACACGATCGAGACCGTGACCGACACGCTCGACCGGTCCGGCGGCTATGTGAGCGAACTTTCGCTTGTCAACCCGACCGGCTCGTCCGGAACGGACAGCCGCTAGACAAGGAAAATCGCGAGCATGACGATCGCCGCAGCCACAACGCCTATGGCGAAGCCGCGCTTTGCAGGTCCCCACGGATCGAAATCCTGATCGCCCATAGCGGGTGATATTAGCACATATCGGAGAACTGTCATGGACAAGAGCGTTCCAGCCGGAGCGGCGATCCTGCTCGACTTCATTCGCGACACGGAGGTAGGGACCGCCGACCGCTCCGGCTACGATGTCGTCTACGGCCATAACCAGGGCAAGCTGCCAAAGCCCGTCACAACCATGACCCTGACCGAGGTCCAGAAGGCGCAGGGGAGTTGGTCGAAGCGCTTCGGCTCGTCCGCGACAGGCGGCTATCAATTTATGAAGGCCACGCTGGCGGGCCTCATCGAAGAGATGAAGCTGGCCACGACGCTGAAGCTCGATGCCGACCTTCAGGACCAGCTCGCCTTTCATCTGCTGAAGCGTCGCGGCTATGAGGCTTTCATCGCCGGAAAGATCAGCCGGACGGAGTTCGCCAAGCGGCTGGCGCAGGAATGGGCGAGCTTACCAGTTCTGGCGGCAACTACCGGCGGGGTGAAGGACAAGGCCGGAAAGCCTCGCACCGTGAAGCGAGGCCAGTCCTTTTATGCCGGCGACGGCTTGAACAAGGCGCTGGTGAGCCCGCAGGCGATCGAAGCGCTTCTGGATAAGGTCAAGGGCGTGAAGCCGGCCACGAATCCGGTCGCCCGCCCCGGCGAGGCCAATCTCTATGCCACCAAGGCTATGATCCAGATCGTCCAGGCGCGGTTGACCGAGCTCGGCTATCCGCTTGGTTCCCGCAATTCGAAGACGGGCGAGTTCGACGGGGTGGTTGGCACTCTGACCGCCGCTGCCATCAGGGCATTTCGTGCCGACAACGGCTTGCCGGAAGGCGAGTATATCGACGCCGACCTTGTCGCGGCGCTCGATACCGCCAAACCGAGGAAGCTTGCTCCTGCTCGGGAGAACGCTCCCGTCGAAAAGGTCGCGGAAGCAGCGCCGGAAGTCGCGGCGAACTGGCGGACGGAGGTTGCCTCCAAATACGGCACCGTCGGCTTGCTCGTCATCGCCATCGTCGATTGGATCAGCGGGCTATTCAGCGCCGGGCAGGATGCAATTCAGCCGATGCTGACCATCCTCAACGGCTTCCCGTCATGGGTTTGGCTGCTGCTGGCGGCTGGTGTAGTCGGCGTGCTGTGGTGGAACCACCGCCGTGGCCGGCAGGCGGGAGTCGAGGCATTCAGGACGGGCGCTCGGCTCTAGCGATCGCGTTCAAGTCGGGAAAGCAATTCATTCGGGCTGTGCATGCCGTTCTCGTACAGGGCGATAGCACGCCGCGCGAGATCGTCCTTGTCGTCGTCGCTGACGATCCCGTGTGATCGGCAATAGCTATCCAGAACGGCACTCAGAATTTCGAGCTCGCCCGGGTCCATCACCCCTCTTAGCGGCATTAACGCCTCCCATCACGAAAGCGGAATGATTCCAATGTTTGGCCTTTCGATCAACTCTATTCTTGGAGCGGTCGCCGGGGCGGC